GAACTTCCCGCTGCAAATGATACTATTTACGAAGCTAAGTTTACTTATAGTCAGGCTGCGTAGTATATGAATATTCCTGGTTCTGTTGAGTGGGAAACTGTTGCTGTTCCTCTGGTTTCTGGCATTGACCTAAATACTCGTGCTAGATTATTGGAACCTACGAAACTAGTAGTTGCAAAGAACGCGTATTTTCCAGCGGCGGGGGGTCCGGAGAAACGAAAAGGACATGTTGCTGTTCCTGTAGAATATGGAGTAGAGGCTGGTACTCAGCCTGAAGATTATCTTTATGGGTGGGGTCTGTGGAACCCTGAGGAACCTAATGTCTTTGGAGGTGGTCCAATAGCACCGCCTGGGTTAGAAGAACAGTCTGTATATCCGTCTGCTGGTCCTATTCGTGGTGTTGCAAATAGAGATACAGAAGAGGTGGTTTGGGATGGTCATAGGCTATATTCCAGGTCTGCTAGTGGATTCTCAGAACCAAAAACTGCCTTTTTTCCTTCTTTACGCACAAATACTTTCGGCAAAACCCAAACTTCTCAGGCGTACTCGGATTGTGTGGATAATGGCGTAATTCGTGTTCTGGCCTTTAGAAATCTGACCTCTTCGAATACGTCTGTCAAAGTATTTGATTCTGTAACTGGATCACTTAAGTACCAATATATTGCTGGTGCAGCAGACCCGAAATATCTTAGAGTTATCTCTGTTGGTTCTTTCGTTCATGTATTTATCTCTGATATCACTGATAATGTAATCTATCATAGTATTAATCATGAATCTGCTGGGTTCTTGAGTGAGGCCCAGATAGGAGTCAATGTTGATGCACACTTTGACGTAGCCAAACTAGAGAACAATCTTCTCCTGCTGGCCTATGTAGACACATCGTTGGATGTATTCATTACTTATCTGGATGATGATGGGTCCACGAATACTACTTACGTACCTGCAAATACTCAATTGAACATCGGTGGAGAAGATGCTACTAGAGTGGGTATTGATAGACACCCAGTAACAAAAGAGATTGGTCTTATCTGGGCTACTGCAGTTCCTAAACAAGGCTGTAGAATCTACAATGCTTATGGTATCTCTACTTCCTCTGTTCTAACTTTTGCTAGTGATGCAAATAATGCTAAGGTTGGGGTCGTGGCCGCGGCGCTATGTGACCAGTATGGTCATGGTATTTTCTATGGAGTTTCAGATAATACTCTGAGCACCAATCGTTTTGTTAGGCTTCGTACTTTCTTTATGACTGCTTCTGGGGCTGGGGAGAGTGGTGGTACTGGGATTACGTCGTCCTTTGCACAAAGATTTAATGTAAACTTGGTATCCAAGCTGTTTCTGGTTGGTAACACTCCATTTGTGTGGACTTGTTTTCCATCGGATTTCCAGACTACATATCTTCTTATGGATAAACGACTCTATCCTGTAGGTAAAACTGAGTATGGTACTGCTGTAAACAATACTGCAGACCCTTGGTGTTTTTCCGTAAACCAGATGTTACCAGGAGATACAAAGGCCCACTGTGCCCTGATGTACAAACAGAGAGTTTTGGAACAGGATGGAGTATTCCACGAGATTTCCACGAAGTACTGTAGCCTGGATTTCCTTCCTGAGTTCCGAAGAGTACAGGCAGGAAAAGCCCTTTACTTTCCTGGAGCACAACTAACTACCTATGACGGTGAAGAGGTAAATGAGGCAAACTTCCATTTCGCTGTAGAAGACCCTACATCACAGAATAATACAACCGGTGGAGCGCTTCTAGCTGCTACTGGCCAGTATTACTACAGAATCTACCAATGTCATAAGAATGCTCAGGGAGAAGAAATCCGAGGTCCGGCACTTACTTATACAGCTGCTGCTCTAGTTGGTACTGAGAATAGTATTACACTTACCGGGAAAACTCTTCCTACCTCCAGACCAGATTCGTATTTTCTAGTATATAGAAATGTTAATGCTGGAACTGTCTGGTATCTTGTGTCGGACAGAGACCCTGCCAGCTCAGATTGTCCTAAGAATAATCTTGGGGTTGTAACTTGGTTATTCGTAGATACTATTTCTGATGCAGTCCTGGCCACCAGGGAACTAGACCCTGCTAATTCCGCAGGATACTTACAGACCTTTTCTGCTCCGGCCTGTGAAACTGTTGCATATGGTAAGGGTCGTCTCTATGTTTCTGGTGGAGAACTCTCTCCTGGAACCATCTTGGGAAGTCGCCTATTCGGAGACTGGGAAGTACCTAGCTTCCACATAAATCTTGCCTATAATCTTGATAGAGCAGCTGAGCCTATTACTGCAATTGGCTTTATTTCTGACTATTTGCTTGCTTTCAAGGCATCCAGTGGCTATATTGTAAGTGGTGATGCGGCCGATAATCTTGGTCAGGGAGAAACTTATAGTAATCAGCTTGTTCTCTCAGATGTAGGTTGTGTTTCGCATAACTCTCTGGTTCGTCTGTCTAGAGGTATTCTGTTCCAATCACAGGGCGGAATGCGCATGGTAGATGCTTCTGGCTCCGTTCTTCCAGTAGGTCTTGCTGTAGATTCTGTTACGGACTATGTAGTCGACTCTATCTTGGATACAGAAAATAGATTGGTAAAATGCTACCAGAAGGATACAGATACTGTCGTCTTCGATTATGAATCTGGGCAGTGGACCTCTTGGTCTGTGCGCACAATGTCTGCTGTGGCAAACTTAGTGGCTCACGAAAGAGATGTCTGGATTCCGTCTGATGTGTATACAGATGATGGAGCTAACTATTCTTTTACTGTACAGAGTGCACCTGTTGGGATGGCACTTGGTGGATTTCAGCGCATTCGTAGAGTAGGAGCAATCGGACTCTCAGACCAAAACTATAAAATCCGTTGTCGTACTTATCTTGATGAGAATACCGCTTACTCTGAAGAGTGGTCTTGGGATTCTTCTGATGATTTGAACGAAAGCACCTGGGGCTCTGGTACATGGGGCTCTGGTTTCTGGGGTGATTCTTCTCCGGATGCTACGTTTGTATACGCACGGGATTCGGTTTGGAGATGGAGACACAGATTGTCGAAACAGAAATGTTCTAGTTGTTCGGTTGAGATTACTTACACGGGTCCAGACAAGGGTCCGATTCATACAGCTCTCATATTCGAAGTTGGTCGTAAGGCCGGCATCGACAGACGAGCGCACTAGGAGAAATGAATATGCCAAACTGGTCAGGTGGTGCAAGTGGAGCTGCGGGTGGTGCAATGGCTGGCTCTGCTTTTGGTCCGTGGGGAACTGCAATTGGTGCTGGGGTTGGTGGGTTGGCGGGTCTCTTTGGTGGGGATGGTGGACAGGCTGCGAACGATAAGCGCTGGCAGGGCTTCTATGATGATGTGAGCGGGAGACAGGCTCCGCAGTTGGGTAATGCTGCACAAGCGGATTACTCTGGATTTCGTAATAACCAGTCTGCACTCATCTCGCGTCTCGAAGCAATGAGTCGTGGTGAAGGCCCCTCGGTTTCTCGTGAGATGTTGAATGAGGCTACGGACAGAAACACACGGGGTCAGCAGGCCATGGCCCAGTCCGGGCGTGGTAATGCCGCGCTAGCCGCACAGAATATGCAGAATAACGTAGGTATGCTCGGGGCCCAGGCTGGTCAGAGTGCTGCTCTCGGTCGCGTTCAGGAACAGAATAATGCACTTCAGCAGTTGGGTACGAACATCTGGAGTGGTCGTAACTCGGATGAAGAGATGAATAGATATAATACTTCAGGGCGTAACAGACGAGATGAGTTCAACGTAGGTAGCCAGATGGATATGTACGGATTGAACGACAGGGCTCGGATGGCTGCTATTAGTGGTCAGCAGTCAAACCAACCTGGAATGGGTGACCAGTTGCTCGCCGGAGGTGCCGGACTTGCTGGTTTCTTGGGTGGACAGAGAGGTAACAGTGGCGGGGGTAATAAACCCTATCTTGCATATCCAGGGGGTTACTAGTGCCTAAGAATCAGAATCAGATGCTTTCACCTGCGGAACAGAAACTCAAAGAACTACTGAGTCCTGAAGAATTTCAGGAATACATGGATGGCCAGGGCCCAGAAGTACAGGGCGCAACCCCTTTGGATATCCAGATTCAAGCCTTTAGAGAGAAGCACCCAGGAGAAGACCCTGCCCGCCCCAGCAGTGCAGTGGCCAATGACAAAGCTGTGTTGGATGCACAGTACGTTGCTCCGCGTCCTGGAAGGAGTATGCCAGTTCAGTACAACCCAGAGTGGCTAGCTAAGATGAGGAGAGAGAAGTTGAACGCCTTGGCCTCCATGGCTTCCCGCCCAGTGCAACCCCCTCCAGGTCCTCCCTACAACTCCTACTAGGCCCATAGAATGCCATTCCCACAGTACCCACAGCCGACTGAATCTCAACTTTATGACCAGTACCTTGAAGACACCTATGGAAACGAACCAGAGGTGGGGGCTATTGATGAAGATATTTCCGCCTTCGTAGATGAGTCCGCAACTCCTGTTTCTACTCCTGTACCCTCGTCTACCTCTGCCTCCGTTGAGCGTCAGGGTTATAATCCCACCACTGAGAACCGCGCAGCCGTAAAGAAGAACTTCGCTAATCCTCTTGATAGAGACATTGCTGTAGCAACGCAGGAAGCTAATGTTATTGGTCAGCAGGCTGCAGATAACTACACAAGAG